GAAAAAGATTTTGCATGTCCATACATTGTTTCAATATGTAAAGAAACAAAGCAGGTATTATCTATTCGTGCAAACTTTGAAGAAGACGACCCAGACTTTAAAAGAATACAACACTTTGTACATTATAAATTTTTGCCGGGTTTTGGTTTTTATGGATTAGGTTATGTTCACTTACTAGGTAATCTACAAAAATCAGTTACAACTATACTTCGCTCATTAGTTGATGCAGGACAGTTCTCTAACCTACCGGGTGGCTTTAAAGCTAGAGGCATGCGTGTGGAAGGAGAACAACCTGTAGGTTTTGGTGAGTTTAGAGATGTAGAGGGATACGGAGAAGATATTCGTAAGTCTATTGTTCCTTTGCCTTTCAAAGAACCATCGCAAACTTTGTTTGCATTACTTGGTTCTATGACACAAGAAGGTAGAAGACTCGCTGCAATTACAGACTTACAAGTTGGTGACATGAACTCTAATGCACCTGTAGGAACGACAATTGCTTTATTAGAGCAAGGCATCAAAGTTATGTCTTCTATTCACAAGAGATTACACAAAGCACAAAGAGAAGAGTTTAAAGTTATTGCAAGAATAAACCAAGACTTTATGCCAGACTATTATCCTTACAGAATACAAGGAGATAGTAGGTTTGTATTTAAAAAAGATTTTGATTCTAACATAGATATACTCCCTGTGTCAGACCCAAACATCTTTTCAACTGCACAAAGAGTTTTACTTGCACAAACACAATTACAAGCGGCAGCAGCAGCACCACAAATACACGATATGAAAGAAGCATACAAAAGATTGTATGAAGCTCTTGATGTCAAAAATGTGGATGACATACTGTTACCAGAAATGGGTGCAAAGAGAAAAGACCCTGCAACAGAAAACTATGCAATGATGTATGGTAGACCAGTGAAGGCATACGCATCACAAGACCATGATGCACACATAGCAGTTCACCAAGCTATGCTTAGTGACCCAACTATGACTCCACAGTCACCACAACTTGCACAGGCATTAGCGGGAACTATTCTATCTCATATTCAAGAGCACATGGCTCACAAGTATAGAACACTTGTTATGACACAGAGTGGTGCAGATTTACCACCTGCTCCAGAGTATGACAAATCTAATCCGGGCAAAGACGAAGCATATCCGGAGATGACACCAGAGATGGAGAACGAGGTTGCTAAACTACAGGCACAAGCAGCAATGCAAATGTCACAACAAAATCAGCAAGCGGCACAGCAGGCAGCACAGCAACAGCAAATGGCTGACCCTCGTGTTCAGATTGCAATGCAAGATTTAGCAATTAAGAAACAAGAAGCTGACAGAAAAGTTATGGACTCTCAAGCAAGAGCAGACCACAGAAATAGACAACTAGAGATGCAAGAACAAAAAGAGGCAGCAGATGCACAGATTGATATTGCAAAACTAGAATTAGAAAAAGCAAAAGCAGAATCTGATATTCAATTAGATGCTTCTAAAATAGAATCTAATGAAAGAAGAGATGCATTAAGAGCTAGAGCAAACAAGTCTTTGGCAAGAGAAAAGACTATGAGTGAAATAGCAAAACAAAACATGAAGGACAAACAATAATGGTTTTACCACTTTTAGCATTAGCACCATATGCAGGAGCAGGATTAGCGGCATTAGGAGGAGCAGGAAGATTTTTTAACTCTCCTATGGGTCAAAGAACTGTGCAAGGTGGCATGAATTTATTTAATAGAGGTTTAACAAGTTTACAGCAACAAATGCCGAACTTTGTTAATCCACTCCAATTTGGTTCAAAAACATTTCAAACGGCACCGATGTCATCAGTTGTAGGTGCAGGAACTACTCTATCAACACCACAAATGATGGTTGACGCTGCTAATATGATGGGAGTTGGTTCAGCAGAAGCAGCAGAACCAAGTGCGGCAGACGTAGAGGAGATGTTAGAAAAAGACAAAAAAGAAGAAAAAGAATCTAAAAAAACAAAGGTAAAAGGCAAGCCGGTATCTGTTACAAAAAATGATGACGGCTCTATTACAAAAATTTATGCCGATGGTTCTTTTGAAAAATTTAGAGATGGAGAACTAGTAGCAAGAGGTGGCGTTGCCACTGCGAGTAAAAAAAAGAAAACTAAAAAAGAAATGATGAAAAAAGGCGGATACGTTAAAAAGAAAAGAAAAAGAAAACCATACAAACCATCATCTTTTGTTAAGATGAAAGGTAGAAAACGATTTATATAGGAGAAAAAAATGTTAGGAAAAGTATTAACAAGTATGGGTAGTTTATTTACCAAAGCAGGTAAAGCAATTACTCCAAAAACTTTAATAGAAAAAGGTAAAGATATAGGTATTGACATAGACAAACTTAAACTTGGCGATAAAAAACTAGTAAACAAAGTTTTAAAAGAATTAGGATTTAAAAAGAAAGGCACTCTTGGTGGAGCATTAGTCAAGGGTGGAGCAGCAGCAGGAGCAGGTTCAGCAGCAACATTAGGTGCACAAAAATTTGCAGGTGATGTAAAAGAAGAATTAGAAAAAAGTAGAATGGCCGGTGGCGGAATGGTTAAAAAAAGAGCCAAGAAAAGAGTTAAGAAAAGAAGTAAAAAATCTAAAGGAACTGGTGCAGCTATTCGTGGTACAAAATTTAAGGGTGTATTTTAATGGTAAAAAAATTAGTAATGAGAGAATTACTACAGTTGATGAAAAATAAAAAAATTACAAAAAAATTTGAAAAATTTTTAGATTCATTATCTGATAAAGAAAGAATAGACCTCATGCAAGGTTCTGGAAATTTAAGGTCTAGTTTATCAGGAGCGGGTAAAAACCGAAATGTTATTTTATCAGATGCTCCAGAATTTTCTAGAAATCCCGGAAAAGTTGACCCAGATATTTTGGATACTATGTTTAATAAAGGTGGAGCAGTAAAAAAGAGAGCTAAAAAGAAAAAAGCTAGAACTGGTATAAAAGTTAGAGGAACAAAATTTAAAGGTGTATTTTAATGGCTAGACCCGGAGTATCAGAAGCTAGAAGAAAAGCGTTGTTGAAAGAAAAAAAAGAACGCATAAAAAATCTTATAATTGATTATAAAACTTCACTTGAAAGATTTAGAAAAAGAGGTTTTGGGCCGGCAGGAAAAAGAATTAAAGATATGTCTGAAAAAGATTTTTTTGGGGGATTTAAAAATGGTGGCATGTTAGATAAAAATAAAAGAAAAAAAGTAAAAAAAGTAATTAAAGGTTTAAAAAAAGCATCTAGATTACATGCAGGACAAGCTAAAACATTAAAAAGGGTAATTAAAAAAAAGTAAGTGGAAATAACTAAATTTATTAAATATGTCTCTGCAAAGATAGACAAACAGGTAACCGATAGAAAGGATGCCTTTGCTCTTGGCAAAATACCAGAGCAAGATTATAGAAAAGTTGTAGGTGAATTACAGGGTTTGCAAATCGCCAGAGATTTGATAAGGGAATCTTCTAAATACATAGAGGAAGATGATGAGTAGCACAACTTTTAAACTAGAAGAAATAGAATTAAAAAACGACAAATACCCAAAACCAGTTGGTCACAGAATACTTATAAAAGTATTAGATGTGGCTAACAAAACTAACATGGGTATATATTTACCAAGCAAGTCTTTAGAAGACCACAGAGCAATTGCATCAATCGGTAAAGTTATAGAGATTGGTACAGATGCATACAAAAGAGATGACATGACACAATCATGGTGTGAACTAGGTGACTATGTTATGTTTGGTAAATATGCAGGTCATAGATTTAAGTTCGGACAAGTTGAACTTAGAATTATGAACGATGATGAAATTCTGGGAGTAGTTCCAGATGTTAACGAAATAAGTTAGTTTATTTCGACTAGCTGTTATTACAACAGCGTAAAATTCTTAGGAGAAACCTATGCAAATTATACATGACTCTTCGGCTAAAAAGCCGATGCAAGTCGTTGATGATGGCAAAGAGGAAAAGCTCAAAGAGTTTAATGCAGAAGAAGCATTAGAAACTATTGAGGAAACCGAACAGCCAGAGGAAACGGCAGACGCTGATGAGACAGAAACTCAAGAAGCGAAGGTTGAAGAAGAGAAGGAAGAAGAGGTTGTAGAAACTAAATCTGAACCCGCAGAGGAGAAAGATGAAGAGGAACAACCAAAAAAGAAATCTAGACTTCAACGAAGAATAGACGACCTTGTTAGGCAAAAGAGCGTCTATGAGACTGAGCGTAATCAATATGCATCTAGAATAGCTCAACTAGAGGGTGAGTTACAAAAAAACAACACACTTAATAAAGATTACAAACAACTTCAAAAGAATCACTACGAGAGCAGACTTGAATCAGCCGAGAAACTTTTGGAGAAAGCACGCAGCGAACATAAATCTGCACATGAGGCAGGAGACTCTGAAGGTATCTTGAGAGCAGCCGAATCTATTGCAGACGCTAAAGTAGAGATAAAATCTTTGGAAAATCAAAAACATCTTTTTGATGCTCCAGAGCCAGAGGCACCAGTGTATCCATCGGTTACGCCACAGCCTCAACAACAACCTACTGAACAGCAAGCAGCACAACAACCAGACCCCAGAGCCCTGCAATGGGCCCAGACTAATTCATGGTTTGGTCAAGATGCAGCTAAAACGGGAGCAGCGTATGCTATTGATGCCCAACTTAAAATGGAAGGATACAATCCCTCGTCTGAGGAGTATTATTCTGAATTAGACAGGCGTTTGGGGGATGCATTTCCTGTTATGAAGAAGGAAGTGAAAACACCAAAGCAAGTCGTAGCGAGTGTATCTCGTGGACAATCCGCACCTAAGAAGGTCTCACTGACCCCTAACCAATTGGCAATGGCTAAAAGACTAGGTGTGCCACCAACTGAATATGCCAAGTTTGTGAGGAACACAAATGACCAATAAAAATAAAACATCGTCTGATGCGAGTACATCTAGGTCTCATCAGAAACGTAAAATAACTTACACACCTCCTTCATATCTAGATGCTCCGAAACCAAATGTCGAAGGCGTTAAATACAGATGGTTGAGAGTGAGTACGGGTGGGGAGGATGACGCTCGAAACATAGCAAAGCGAAAGCGTGAAGGCTATGAGTTCGTTAGAAAAGAAGAACACCCCGATTTTGATGTCCCTGTACACGAATCTGGAAAGTACGCAGGCGTGATTGGAACAGGTGATTTAGTTCTTGCTAAAATAGACAAGGATATGGCCGATGCTAAGAATGAGTATTTTGAAAATAAAACTCAAATGCAGACAGAAGCCGTAGACAATGATTTATTAAAAGAACAAAATCCATCTATGCCAATATCACAAAGGCGTAATAGTTCTGTATCCTACGGAAAAAAGAAGAATACAGAATAATTTTAGATACGGGTGCGGGTTTTAACTATTTAACAATTAGGAGAATAATATGGCTAATGTAGATGCCGCATTCGGTTTAAGACCAGTGAGACATTTAACAGGCGGACAAATTCGTGCTAATGAGTATAAAATAGCTAGCGGAACATCATCTAATATTTTTACTGGTGATTGTGTTAAATTATTAGCAACAGGCTACATTGATGTAGCTGCTGCCGGTAACAGAATTTTAGGTGTATTCGCAGGAGCTCAATATACTGCAACAGACGGAGAAGTTAAGTTTGTTAAATTTTTCCCAACTGGAACTACCACTCAAGCAAGTGGCGATGTCACTGCTTACATTTATGACGACCCTAATATCGTTTATGCTGTTCAATCAGCAGGCTCTGCTGACTTTGCAGACATTGGTAACAATGCTGACATAGTTGCAGGTTCTGGTGACACTTTATCTGGACAAAGCAGATTCGAAGTTAGTGGAACAACAGGAACTGGTACTGCAAACTTACGAATTCATCGTAAATTTGAGTCACCACAAAACTCGTACGGAACCAATGGTATCCTTGAGGTTACAATTCATGAACATGAACTTAACCAACATATTGATGCTGATGGTACACCGGGCGTATAATAGGAGGACAATAACATGGCTGTTATATCAAGAACCCAACTTGTAAAAGAGTTGGAACCGGGACTCCACGCCCTATTCGGTATGGAGTACAAAAGATGGGAGCGTGAACACGCTGAAATCTTTACAGAAGAATCATCAGACAGAGCTTTTGAAGAGGAAACTCTTATCACTGGCTTTGGTGCTGCACCAACTAAGTCAGAGGGTGCTTCAGTAGAATTTGATACTGCTTCAGAACAGTGGACTGCAAGATATGTGCATGAAACAATTGCACTTGCTTTTGCAATCACTGAAGAGGCTGTAGAAGATAATCTTTATGACACTTTGTCAAAAAGATATACTGCTGCTTTAGCTCGTTCAATGGCTTACACAAAACAGGTAAAGGGAGCAAATGTACTAAACAATGCGTTTAGCACGAGCTTTCCGGGCGGAGATGGTAAACCATTAATTACCACTGACCACCCAACTGTTGCAGCAGGAAACCAAGCTAACGAGCCAAGTACGGCTGCTGACCTTTCTGAATCATCTCTAGAAAATGCAATTATTTCAATTGCAGGTTTCACAGATGACAGAAATATTCCAGTAGCAATACAAGCTAGAAAGCTAGTAATACCAAAAGAACTATCGTTCACTGCTCAAAGAATTTTGAAAAGTGACCTTAGAGTTGGTACTGCTGATAACGATACAAACGCATTAAGAACTATGGGCATGTTCCCAGAAGGTTATGTAGTAAACCACTACCTAACTGATACTGATGCGTTCTTTATCTTAACCGACATGACTAATACTGGTCTAAAGATGTTCCAAAGAAGACCTTTGAAAACATCAATGGAGCCAGATTTTGAAACAGGAAATATGCGTTTCAAAGCATCTGAAAGATATTCTTTCGGATTCTCAGACTGGAGATGTATCTTCGGTTCACCGGGAGCATAAAGTACGAATTAGGAGGGGATTTTTCCCCTCCTTTTTTTTATTTCTAGGGATAACAATTATATCAACTGCCCTAGCAGACGATGTAGAAGAGATGATATAATTTAACTACGAGGTTTAAAATGGCTAACACAACTTTTAGCGGTTCGGTTCGTTCAGAAGCCGGATTTAACGTAATAAATAAAGACAGCACTTCTGGTGCTATTACAGAAACAGGTTTTTCAGTAAACTCTACTGGACAACTTATATCTATGGGAACTAGAAAAATTCAATCATTTGCAGGTTCATTAGCGGATACAAACGCAGCATCAACTGCATATGGAGATGGAGATGTTCTTGTAGAGCTTGGTGCATTAAACACAGACGCACCAGACGGACTAGTAACACCTACTAAATTTTTTATTCACAGAG